GGCCCTGCCCCGCTAGAAGCTACAGCATGGGACAGATCGTGAAAATTACAATTCTGAATAGACGTATTTGTAAACCCCCATAGCTCTACGCCAAGAACAGAAGAAGTGCCACCGGATGCACCATAAAATCTTGTTCCACGAAATGTTAAATTTTTTCCACCGCACCTAGTTAAAACCCCTCTCCCGGTAGACCCACCCGGGCTGTTTATCTTAACTTCACAATCAGTAAATGTTATATCATTGATCCTATTGTACCCAATATAAATCTGCCTGTTAGCTGTTCCCGTTTTATCTACATTATTTCCACGAAAATAGGAAGCTTCAACATCTACATTTTGTATTAAATTCGTGTCACTAACAAAAAATTGCAATCCAGCTCCACTATTATTCTCAAACGAACATGCGTCAAAAACAACATTCCGAACAGCCTGAAATACGTTCGTATCGTTCAGCTCAATATCAACTCCAGCCTCGGGTCCATGACCAGATGCACCACTAAAATCACATCGAGAAACTCTCATACTAGTAACCGCTTCTATCGTCAAATTATTTCTGAAATTATCTTTGAAAACACAATCAGAAATATTTATATTTTCTGGAGTACCATAACCATTGTGGTCAATATAACAGCCATCACCATACATGGACATCACTTCAAGATCTTTAAGAAAAATGTTTCTACTCCCTCGCTCGATATACACACCATATCCACCCTGCCCATAATCAACAGCATTAGTCCGAAGATCAGCTCGTCCAACTAAAGTTCCATTTTTCAATACAAAATTAGTAACATTCTGTACCCGAAACATTCTATATTGCACGTTTGTACTGTCATAAATCAGACGTAAGGTTGACCCGTTCAGATCAATCGTCTGATCATTTTGAGCTTCAATCACATTGTAAGCACCAGAGCCACTCCAAACATCAAGGTCATAGACACCATTTGGAGCCATTAATACAACCTTTGCACCATACTGGATACATTTATTAACCGCGGAAGAATCATCTACGCCATCGTCGGCTACAGCACCCCACCACTCTGGGTATGCAACCTGATTAGAAACAGACTGGACTCCGCCTCCAGCAAACACCTGGCATCTTCCTGCGTCGAGAAAACCAACAAAATCAACAGTTTTTCCGCTAGCCACACTAATCGTACTACCATTCCTGATGCTAACAGCAACGTTACTCGGGATTGTAACATCATCCGTAATCGCCCATGTGCCGCCATCGACAACAAGAGTTTTATCCGTCGCATTTGCTAACGCATTTGTGAATGCCACATGTGTCAAGCTCCCATAAGACAAAGCATAGACCTCATCTGATTGCTCTCTTGCTGTCAGCTCATTTGTGACGGTAAGATCACCAGCTATTGTCATTGACCCGTCCATGTCATTCTGAGCATTTGTAAATGAAGGATAAAGAGAATCAGCCTGAATCTTGTCTTGTCCGTTCGTCGGATCAATCCACACCGTTCTTGATACATTCCCAAGGGTCATATCCTGAACGCTAGTCATGGACATCTGCTGCGTGATTGTCAGATCGGAACCGGGATACAGCAAATCGCCGTCGGAGTTCACCATCATTGTGTATGTCGAAGCGAACGCCGCAATCGGAAGAAATATCGCGATTATTCCAGTAATCAATTTTCTATTCATGTTATTCTCCAAGGTATCTTCCGGTTACGCGTATATATGTGCATGTCGTTTTAACGTGGGCATTTAACCCATAATATTTGAAATAATCAGATGTTGCACCGGCATAAAACGTACATGCACCGTACTCAAAAGGCGCTTCCAGGTTGACTCCGCTTATCATTGCCAAAGTTTGAGTTAATACGACAATGTCGCTTTGATATTGGTAAACAAGAACTTTGTAATTCACATAATCAGCGGCATTGCTCGACACTCTGAGAGATGCAGACAGGTCATAATATCCGGCCCCGTGCTTGGCCCAGAATCTCAGATTGGACGTCTCATAGTATGAATCCGTATCCCAACGCCTCGTAAGCCCATTCGTGATCAGGAAGTCGACTCCGAGAGTCGTACAGGTGCTTATGATCGGCGTGGCATAGTAGGACCACCCGTTGAAGATTGGGTTTGTCTGACCCTGTGGAAAGCTTACCGTAACCTGGCTTCCTGAACGTGAGACATCTCCGCTTGTCGTGCCGCTTATGCCCCCATTAATAATGTTCGTGATGTATGCAGCTTCAACAGCGTCAAGATCATTTGCGATCGTTGATACGCTGTTTGACATCTCGGCATCTGATCCTTGAAGTGACGTAACAGAGTTTGACAGAACGGTATCGCTTGACTTCAATGCCGTGACACCCGTTGCATTCGTGTCTCCAAGACCATTCACCAGAACAGCATAGTTCGATAACGCAACATGAGCGCCCCAACTCGCATAATACTGGTCTGCCGCAACCTTGTCGATTCCGCTTGTCGGGTCAATCCACGAAGACCTTGTTACGCCTCCAAGAGTGATTGACGCAAAGTTTGTGGGGGTTGATAGTGAATTATCGCTGTCAACCATAACGGTGCTGTGAGAGCCGTTGTTTGTCGTGTCATCATACCACGCGCCAAAACACGCATATTCTAAAAGCATAATCAAAAGTATTACTCGCTTCATAGTGTGACTCCGGTTCCAATTGTGAATGTTGGAGATGCGTTTGAACCTGTCATATTGACGGAATGCCATTTGTTTGTGTCTAGGTTCTTGAAGTAGCACAGACCCTTTACGGTTGTTATTGCAATCAACCTATCGTCTGCCGAATCAATTTGAACAACTTCCTCTCCAATTACAAAATGAGGATTATCATTCGTTCCGCGAACTACTATGTAGTGCCATTCATCAGTGTCTTCATTCAGAGAACACAACCCTCCATTGATAACCTTGACATAGATCGTTCCAGTGTATGGCGAATACTCTTCTTCAAGCGCACCAGAATCGCCAGCAGTCATTGAAGATGTTGCCGCACCGGTCAAAGACATACCATTAATGCTGCCTGTCTCAGTATTTCTGAAGTAAAGTTTGCCGTCTACAAAAGCAGCGTTCTCGTCGTCTGCTATCCGGCCACCACGGCCAAATTGTTTCTTTACCGTGAATGGAACCTTGTCTAGAGATGTCTGAGACCTAATGCCCCACAGAATAGTGATTTCAAGCTCGTAGCGGCCATCTGCAACGTCAAGCGCAAAGAAGGGCCATTCAAACCACACTGCTCCGTCTGAGCCGTCTGATATCTTTCTTGAAAAGATGCTGAAGATGTTCGTTGCTGAGTCTCGCAATCGAAACTTAACAAGAATAGATGTTGTACTGTCTGATAGGTCAAGTGCGCCCGTTACCGCATCTGGCGTAGCGGGAACACCACTCTTAGAACTTGTCGAAGAAACAGCACCAAAGCCATAGGCTCCAGAATAGTCTGTGTTTTGAGCCTTATCGTATAGAACAAGAACAATGTCTGGCTTCGTGTCGCCCTGTATCACTTTTATTGGAGTGCTCATAAGAATGGTATCCTTGGTCTTGCACGCAATTGACGATTCATATATCCGCGATTATCTGCGGTTCTAGCGGCAGAAATTCCAGCCCAGTACAGCCGTTTCTTTTCCATTGCAAGCTGTGGATTGTACCACAGAGTTCCAGTCATCATCATAAGCTTTGACAGTGTGCCATCAACCCACATCTCATAGTAGTTATCGAAAAGCTGTGCATCTATGTTCGTGCTTGTTCTTGTCGGCTTTAGGATCAATGTAAAAAGAAGGGCATTCTGAATAGTCTCCCCTGGTTCGCTAACGAGTTCAACGGTTTTGTCTTTCGTTAAGAAGTAGTTGAGTTCAGGCGTTAGAACTGTGCCGGGCTTCTTTTCGCCCCAATCTGTTGCGTTTGCATATCTGATGATTGAACATAGGGCTTCAATAATAGAATTGTCTGGATAGTCTTCAAGTCGATATTGCTTCTCTCCAGCCGCCACAGAAACAGGATCAGGCTGATACTTCCATGATTGAGATTTGGCGCAGAAATCAGATATCACCTGCCTGATGTTGTTGAGAATAAGCGCCTCCGGGCAACCTGGAAGCTCAGGCATAAGATACTGATACAAATCTGAAAAGTTAGTTAGATCGTCTGAATCATAGATCATAACATTCCTGCAAATTTCTGATAGTTCTTCTCAGCAGACGCCAGCATCGCTGCATCCTCAGTCATCTCTGAAAGAATCGTGTATGCAACGAAATGAATGAGCGCATCAGAATACCACCCTGTTAATCCATCGTCCGCTATAACGCTTGAAATGTCAGACAGAGCAGATGTAACGATTGAAGATACATAGCGAGACTCAGGATGCTTTGTCGATATTAAGCTGCGCCCCCGGTTGATTATAGGGATAAAGTCTTCATCATCCCATCTGTAGGGCTGTATTGAGTCGCCTATCTCATTCCGTGTCGCTGTTATTATCTGACTTGCTTGCATCGTCCGCCTTGTTTTTGATTTCATTGGCTATGCGTGCATTGTTCCACCGGCAATCAATGTCAACGTCCAACTCTTTCGCTTTAGCAATAAGGTCTTCGCGTTCATTAATGAATTCAGGCTTAACTTCCTTTTTGGCAAATGTAACTTTCTTGCTTGGAGTCTTTACATTGAGATTGGCAAGATATGCAGATTCTTCTGATTCAGCCATTGGAACCATGTATTCCTTTGCGGCGCATTGCTGGTCATCAAAGTTGTATACTGATTTTGTGTTTTTGTTTACCATGAATCTTGTCATCATTTATCCTTTAGGTTTGGCCGGGAGCTGCAAATGGCCCCCGGCCACAATGGTTGATTATTGATCGTCAAAATCGACACAGAAGGCTTTAACCTTGAATGTCACATTTGACATTGGGCTGTTTGCCAGCACGTCAATGGTGTCGGCATATGGATAGATCCGCCCAAATGCGGTGTATCCAGTCTGAACGATTGCATTGGTAGGACCAGAAAGACCTGGCGTACTAGTCGTCCAATTCGTTATTACGCTACCGGTCAGGCCGTCATAATAGCCGTCCGTGTCGTCGCCGTCACCAATATCAATATCAGCAGATCCTGTCTGTGCTGCTGTTACTTCAACGGCAACCTTCTGAACCCACGTACCGGCAGGAATGCCGATAACTTGGTAGACATCAGCAGCCGCGCCGGTTGAGCTAGACGTAAACGCCAACTCCGCACTTTCAAGGACATACGTACCGCCGGCATAAGCCGCTGGCATTGAATTCGTATTTCCTACAGTGTTATTGTGAGTAGAAGCACATGCACCGACAGCAACAGTTAGGATTGCAGCCATAATTACAATAAGCTTTTTCATAATCTTCTCCTTTTTTCTTGATTAGCCCTTGTAGGCATACACGTTCACAAGACCTTCAGGTTTCACGACCTTCCAATCGTACACATAGAGACCCTGAACCTTACAACCAAAGAAACCTTCAGGCTTCTCAATGGTCCTAAACTCAGTCATCTGGGCGCAATAGCTGATTGCGTCCATATTACCTGCACAGATGTACGTTCCAGTTGCCTGGTCATCCGCTGACGTTTTCAGGAGGTTGTTGGCATAGATGGTCAAGCCATCAATCTCAACAAGACGACCGGTTCTCAGGATTGACTTTGGATCTCCAGTAAGAGAAGCATTCGCCAGGTCAGAATTCATCAGCAAGTAACGGAACCACTGAGGAACTACCATCCACATGTCCTGCTTACCCTGAGCCGCATTTTGTTCACCAAGAACGGTTCTGACGGCTTCAATCGTCGCAAGAACATTGTTCGTGGTTACAGCAAGAGGAGCCGCAGCCGCGCCAAGGTTGAACGAAGCACTATTTACGCCAGCAGTTGCACCACTGTTTCCAGTCGCTGCATCGTCATAGATGTCGGCAAAGAACTCGGTGTTTGTCTCAACATCCATGTCCTTAAGAGCGGCCGTCTTGTAGGTCTCGGCCAACGCAACTTGACTCTGCTTCTTCTCGACAGCGTCAACGGGAATGTTGAAGTACTTTGCACGATCAATGGTGAACTCAACCGCATCCGGAATAGACGGGATAGTTGATCCCATTTCCATACCAATTTCATACTTTTTTGATACAATAGTCGGTTCTTGAGGAATAGTGACTTTATCGCCCTTATTCCTAATCTGCTCCGTATTGTTCGTATTAGTGATTCGCGGAAGGAGCGTCTCAGCATAATACTTGGCCGTTACTTCCAGGGCGTAAAATTCGGGGATTAGCCCCTTATCTTTGATTGCCGGTACGCCTGCCGCTGTGTTAATAGACATGATTTCCTTTCTCGCGGCATTACTCCTGTGCTATCTATCCAGACAGCGCGTTATAAGCCGCTTTAAGTTCTGCTAATTTATTGTTTAGTTCATCAGACGTTATTCGGCCCGTTCTTGCATCAGAAGTTAGCTGTTCCATTCCAAGGACGATTTCTTCCTTAGTCATGAGCTGCTTTTCGACAGTTTGCGTAGTGCTACTTGGCGAAATTGACTTCTTCGGCGTGATTTGGGCTGATAATGCCTGCTTCTTTTGATCACCTTCACCAGAGATTGAACGATCAAAAGCATCGAAAAACTGAACGACATTCACGACATCCCTCATGGCAAATGCTCTTTCAGCAGCATCTTTGTAATTCCCATCCGAGTCTTCGTTCTTTTCCAAGAACTCAACAAACTTCGGGTTGTTATTAGTTGCCCTAGCCCCAGGGTGTGCCGACTCAATAGACGCCCACATTTTCATGCGCGACTGCTCTTCGATCATTGCCTGAAGCTGTTGAGAATTGTCATTCTGTGTGACTTGAGGAGAAGGAATGCTCTTAAGCTTTTCGGCTACGATGCTCTCTGTAACTGACTTAATCATATTCAGAGTATCGTCGTCATAAGTGCCTCTATACTCGCCAACAAAATCCGGTTCCTGACGTGGAATTTCTCGTTCTTTTATCAGCGAAAGTTCAAGTTCTGCACTCTTGGCTTCCTGAGATTCAAGCTCTCTCTTTAGTCGATCAACTGTACCGCCAAATTTCCCGTTAGCCTCATTTAGCTTGCTGGTCAATTCGACAATTTTCTGATCTCTTTGATCATCGCCAACGTCCTTTTTCACTTCAGGCACTGGCGCAACTGGTTCAATACGTTGTTCGATATGTTCAGCAGTTGGAACTTCTTCCGTCGCGGCAGGCGTTTTGATCACAGCGTTTTCCGTCGCGGCAGCTTTCTTTGCGTCCATATCTTCTACTTGCTTTTGCAAGCCTGGTGGTAATTGGTTACTCATTGTTTTAATCTACCTTTCTGTATCTGTCGGGCGAAGGGTTCGTCCGGCGGGTCTATATTAGGTATGATCCTATTTTTTTCCAGCGCAACACTTTTTAATCAGGGTCTCTAGTAATTGAGACTTTCCTTGAAGTTGAAACAAGACAGTCGTGTCGCGCATATTCCTGAGCGCCTTGTCTGTTTCTCTCTGTTCGTTCTTAAGCCACTCTTTTGCTGGTTGCTCAAGCTTCTCGAACGCTTTATCTACTTGAAGATCCATTACAGCTTTCGTTATGCTGAAATCGAGGACCCAGTTTCGACAACGATCCACTCCGAATCCTGATAGGCACACAAACACGCCCCGCTTGTCCCTTCATTGGAACAAAAGGCGACTTGGCCATTATGAGGATCGGCAACGGCGTTGATCTGAGCAACCGTCATTGGCGTCAAATCAAGGACGCCTACGGGTAAATTCTGATAAACAGTCATCAGTCTTTCTCCTGGTTATTGTGGTTGTTCTTGGTTCTGCGGGATATAAGGAGGTTGCCCACCATTGCTCCCACCATCTAAAGCTTGCTGCATCTGTGGAGGAAGTGCTCCCTGCGCCTGTGCGGCCTGCATTTGCTGAATGGCCTGTTCTTTTTTCTTTAGATACAATTTAAGTTCCTCGTCTGTTGGCACAATGTCGCCAACGTCAATATGAAGACCATCAATGTAAGTTCGTAGGAGCGATGCAAACCCATCAAGTCCGATGATCTCAAGAGATGTCGGATTGAACATCTTGTCGAGAAGAGATGAAATCTGCTGCTGGCGATATTCTTGAAGAACAACGCCTATGGTTCCCTTTGCAACGACCTGGGCATCGCCTTTAACAGACTCATCGTCTGAAAAGAGCATATTCCATGTATATAAGGCTTCTATTCTCTCAATTTTTGCCGCGTCCATTCTCATAATGGCTTCTTTTATTCCACGGCTTGCAGCGTTCATAAGCATCCCAAGTCCAGAAGCAGTCTTCCCCGCGCCGGCGGCAGAGTCACTTCCGTATGAATATGCTGGGATACCAGTCTCATTATCTGAATCTGACGACGCCCTATCCCAGATCATAGACAAGTCTCTGACATTGCTCTCAGGCTGGAAAAAGAGGATAGGCGGAGATGTTAAACCCATTGGATTCTCAAAAGGCCAGACCTTCCATGGGGCTTGATGCTCGATGTCTTCACCTGCCGATATCCGGCTCATATCAACTCCGACCTGCGGCCCACTGGACATTCCCATGTTATTGACAATGTTTCTACCAGAAGAGTTGATAAGATCCTGAGAATCAGACATAAGATGTGGAATTCCGTCTCCCCAAAAAGATCCAACAACTTCCTTATATACGGCCTTGGAGTACGGGACACCGCCCAATGGACAGGGATTTGGCATCGCCTTAAGAATTTTTCCGCTGGACCAAAGAACTTGGAAATTGTAGTCTTTCCACGCGCTTAAATTGCTAAATCCCTGCTCTACGAGATATTTTCCAGGTACATCCCCCCAGAACTCCCAACACTCAAATTGATTCTTGTGCGCTCCTGGTGGCGGTTCCTTGTTCTCAAGTCTTGCCCTTGATGCATCATCAGCCTCAATGCCTTGTATTTCGTTAAAGATTGATAGTAGATATTTTATGTTCAGATCATTGACATACTCGCTTGTTCCAATCATTGAAGATAAAGCGCCGCGAGAATAGAATATACGCTCTATCATATATCCATCGTTTGGCTCTTCGCTCTGTGGTGCTGGATATATATCTGGAGAATGAGGGACTTCAAGGATTGGGATTGGCTCATCTATCGGCGTTACCTTGCCATCAACAAAGTCTAAACGACGCTTCATCTGAACGATTGGCCCCTTTAGGATGCCCGTTCCGTATGTGCAGGTCTGAGTCCTTAACTTCTGCTTTACCGACTCCCATTTACCCTCTGCAAGCTGATCCCTGATAAGAGTCTGCATCTTTTTAGCACGAGTCTTTGCATCTTTCTTGATAGCAGATTCTATGTCTTCTGTTGGGATATTCGATGCAAATTCAAAAATCTGTTCTGCTGTTGGCTGCTGACATTGGTTAATGTCTTGCATATACGCAGACATAACCTGGTCAACAATTCCCTTCTCGACTTCATCGTCAAGATTGGGTATCGGAGTTGGCTCGATAGACCACAGCTTGTCCCCGTAATTTGCCTCGATCTCGCTTATCCATGCTTCCCCCGCATTGCATTTGACCTGCGTCTTCTTTATGAAAATATCACTTGTGCCCTGTGATGCTATTTCCTGTTTCTTTTGTGGGGAATACTCTCCGGCTCGCCTTCTCTGTGCATCTAACAGTTTTTCATCAACCTTTGACGTGTTTCGAGCAGTTATAGCATCTTGCTTGCACCTCTGGACATACATCAAGAGAGTTTCTTCCATCTCTACGGATGGCTTCTTGTCTTCATTCTCTTTGTCTTTTTCTGAATCAATCTCTGTATTTGTCTTTACGTTGAGAATCGTTTTCCGTTCTGAGTTCAAGTTCATACTAATGACAATCAGTTCAGAAATTTCCACGTCAATAAAAAAAAGACGCCCAGTTAAGGACGTCTTGTTGTTTCTCGGCTTCGTATCGGCCCCCATCACAGTCGCTGGGCCGTCTTCGCTTGCGACTGTCTGGGCACACCCACAACCGAGATGGTGTGCCTAGTCATGGTTTGGAGTGAGAGCTATGAGTGGAACATGAAGGATGAGGGCCACGACCTCCCGCTCTACCGTTGATCTACTCTCACATGGGTAGTGTGCTCTGTGCTAAAATAGAAAAATCAGAAGCGGACCAATGGATTGGTTAGTCGGAATAATGGTAATCGGAATTCTAAATTCGGATAAGAGGTTATTCGGGTGTTACTTTTTCAATGTTATCTTATTCGGAGTTAGTTTCCACGGTTTTTGGTGACGTGGGCACATCCATCATAATTGAGGAATCGAACCTCAGACAAACAGCTTATCAAGCTATCGCTCTTACCATCTGAGCTAATTATGTATATTATTGCAACAGAGACCGGTTCTCTTACTGTTTAAGGTACAGTGCAGACCTTTTCCATTACGCATCCGCATTCTGATTTCAAAGAGCTATAAGGTAGTTATAATTTAGCTATCTAGGATTTCCTTCCTGATTGTGAATATTCTGGCAATGCACTCTGGGAACGTTTCAGTTCTTGGTTGAGACTGTATGTAATCAACCTTTTCTTGAGCATCTTCAATCGACAGATAACATTTTTTTTCTTGATTCCACTTTCGTTTAAGTGGGTGAATCGGTTTAATTGCCCATTCAACAAAAAATACAGGATATTTCCTCGAAGTACGAATGTCGTTGGCGCACTCTCGATAAATCGCCGCGTATCCATAAACGACGGCACTGGACATCATTGAACCATAGTCACAATCTTCCCAGCCTTTAGCTTTCTTCTCCCACTTGTCAGCAAGTGCCAACAAAAAAAGGTCGGCCTTATCATCATTTTCATCGCTCATGCTTTTCGCCGGTTCTCTATTATGCAGCTGGTGCAACATAATCTTCACAAAGATTGTCACTGCCTTCGATTTCGGTAGTCCAATTTGCCTGCTGAATCATGGCATCAATCAGGCGCAACTGCTTTGAGTAGAAGTCATACTCTGCTGTAACATCAGCAAGAGTACATTTCGGGGCATGGGCGGTCACTTCATCAACTGCATCGGTGACGCTGATCCTCTTCACATGAAGCGTGAAAAGCTGTTCCTGCTTAATGGGGCCAATTCTGGCCAATTTCTCAGATAGTTCTTTTCTGCGAAGTAGTGCTACGGCAAGTTTCATGTTGTTCTCCTTTTTGATTTATCACGTATTAGTCATCTCAACACACATAAAGACATAGGCTATTCTTGCATGAAAGTCAACTATTTTTTGAACTATTCAACTTCTCTTCACACGCCTCTAAATATAGATTCTTCGCCACACGTGCATCATCCAATGCCAACCTCTTGATCCTTGCACTCCCATTCGCCACCGTTTCGTCATAGTCCTTCAGAGACCAATCCCACCCATGCTTCCGATGAAGAAG